TTACCCTATAGGTGCTACTGGCCATTCAATATCCGGTGCAGTTGTTGTATTAACACGGTTCAGCAACACCCGATACTTCTTCCAGGCTTCCAGCAACGAGATTTCTTCCTCCGTTGCAATTTCCAGATCTGCAGCATCCTGAAGCGGCGCAATATGCTCACTGGCTACCTGCATCAGGTTGTTTTTTGTTTCTTCCGCCTCCCGGATCCGGAACAGTTTTTCTGCTTCCGTATCCTTCACCCAGGCTGTGCCGTTCCACTTCTGATATTCCCCTTCCGGCGATAACCAGGTGACATTTTCCGGTAACGAGCCAAGTTCAGAAATAAATAACGCGTCGCCGGAAGCCACGTCATAGACGGTTTTTCCCCGATGATCTTCAACGAGATGCCACGATGCCTCATCACTGTTGAAAACAGCCACAAAGCCAGCCGGAATATCTGGCGGTGCAATATCGGTACTGTTTGCTGGCAGACCTGTATGAGGCGGAATATATGCGTCACCTTCACCAATAAATTCATTAGTTCCGGCCAGCAGATTATAAATTTTTATGGTCCGTGGTTGTTCACTCATTCTGAATGCCATTATGCAAGCCTCACAATATAGTTAAATGCGATGTTTTTGACGGTGTTTTCCGCGTTACCAGCAGCGTTAACGGTGATGGTGTGTCCATGTGAACCAATCGCAACGGAGTGCGTGTGTGCACCAATACCGACAGTATGTGCGTGTGCACCTGCAGATGCTGCTGTGCCGGACAGTGAGTGGCTATGGTTACCATCTGTACTGGTATTAGCTAACGCCCCCGTAGACATACCTACTGAGCCTTGTACACCCCAGGTATTTTGACCTGAGCTTGTATAACCATATTGATAAGTATCTTTAAAAACACTGGGGTTAAATCGACGGCCATCTCTATGGCTGTGATTACCAGCTGCATTCGTGCTGCCACTTAAACTATGGGTATGCGCACCAGTGTTATTCGTGGATTTAGTGCCGTAATCAAACGACGATGTGGTTTTCGTCCCCAAATCAGTACTGGATGCGCTGGCGCTGTGGGTATGCGATTTTATGCCGTCCTGTTCCTGAGACAATACGGCACGACCACTGGCGGGCTTGCCCTTAATCGTCCAGCCACGCATATCAGGGATCACGCCTGACGGATAAGCGGCTGCAAGTTTCGGGTAGGCAGATTTGTCAAAAGTCTGCCCCTGCATCAGGGCATAACCAGACGGAACGGTATCTGATGGCCACGGGATTGGTGCGCCGACTGGGTAGCTTTCTGGTGGAAGATTTTTCGAGGTATAAACTTCTGCCCAGTCTTCCTCAAAACCATAACCGTCTCTTGAAGAACGGTAGAACAGACCACCATTTCTGTAATGCGCCTTCATCTGCAAGGTCCGGCAACTTCCGACTCCGGTATAGAAGTTAACCAGAATATAGCTGTCGCCAGAGCGGGTGACATTATAAGCGCCTGATTCGGCATTCCAGGGAACGCCACCATCCGCATCGGCATATGTATCCGTTGCCCTTCTGGCAAAAGCAGCCACATGCGCGGCGGTTAAAGTAATATCTTTGGAACCATCAAACTCAACACCAGAAACCCGTCTTGGCGTTTGCAGCTTTGTTGCTGTTAATGCATTACCGTTCAGACTTGCGGACAGTTTGGTTCCAATAACCAGTTCGCCGGTTGCGTTATCAATAGCAAACGGTCTTAATGTATTCCAGCCACCATAAACATCACCTTGATTGGTAAGCAGCAGGTAAGTTTTAGCGCCATCATTACGCCATAATGCCCCATACTCCCCACCTATCATTCGAATCTGATTACCACCACGCGCTACAATTTCGTCTGTGGCAAAAAGTTTTTTGCACGACAAGTTATCGTTAACGATTAATGAATGAGACTCATAAAAACCACGCCCACTCTTAAAATCAAGGATAACGTCCGCCGCGATACATTCAGTCGCCGGATTTGTTGCCCCAAACTTATAGGTCGTATCATTAACAACGAGATCAGCACCAGGTGCGGATATTGACAGGCCATCTTCGATAAACGCAAAAACAGGGAAAGCAGCGCCATCAACATAGAACACAGAGCGCAAATCATCGCCCTTATTACTCATCATTATTGAGTGGATGGCTCGTTCATTGTTTTGATATTGCCAGAACATTCCATAAGCATAACGCCCCCTGTCAGTCCAGCCACCAGGCATAACAAATCCGTTATTCGAGCAACCCACCAGCGATATCAGCAGGAACAGGCAGATCACAGGTTTTTTCACGGCGGAGAATCTCCCGGTATTCGATTACGGTTTTTTCGGTGCTGGTGTCGATCAGGGAGTTAAGACTGTTGGCATGTTCTGCAACCTGATTGAATCGATTGAAGTTGAATGCCTGGGTGGCGATTACCTGCCCCAGCATAGAGTTGTCACTTCGCAGAACGTCGTTATCGCTCTGAAGATTACTGGCGTAAGAGCAACTCTTGACGAGAGCGACCGAAAGGCCAGCAATAACGACAACGCCTATAAGATCCGGATTAATTTTCATTGCTCCAGCCCCCAGCACGCCAGTGCGCTTTCCTGATCGCGCCGCTCGACCTGCCCATAACAGCCATTCTTCTGCCCTTTTGTCAGGCGGCAATCACGCCCACCATCTTTTATCCACCAGCGAATCGCCTCGCATGCCCCCTTACGATCATCGGCATTCAGCCGCTTATAAAACGTCGACGGGAAACACTTACCGGGGCCAATGTTATAGGGACAAAATGACGCTATACCCGCTTTCTGTGGTTCGGTCAGTGGCACTTTAATATTGCGCTCCACCCATGCCAGCGCCTTATCCCGTTCAATGGCGTTAACCTGGTCGCATTTTTCCTTCGACAGTTTCATACCGGGAAAAACGGGTTTTCCATCCACCACCGTGGCACCCCGACAGATGGTCCAGATGCCGGAACCATCGCGGTATGCCGTTGTGTGGTTACCTTCTTTTTCATTCAGAAACTGGTCGAGAATATCAGGCGCAGGCGCACCGACGGCAATCAGTGCCAGAACGGCAGCCGACAGGCCGTATCTGATTTTTACGTTCATGGATTTTTATCAGGATTTATCGGTTTCTGAACCCTGGATATGTTTATCTGTCCCGGCCTGTTGAATCAGGCAAGGAATAGTTAAATACAATAGAGAGGATTGTTTATGGACAATAGCACCATTTCTCTACAGGAGTTGCTCGACTGCATTTCCAAGCTTCGGGATGATGTAAATGCCCTTACTGTCGCATTTTCATATCTGGCATTCTCAATTCCCAAGGAACAAATGCAACCAACACTGGCATCGCTCCAGCTTGAATCACTCAACCCCAAATGGTCCCAGCAACAACAAAATTCTTTCAAGTGGCTGGCGATATTACTGGAAGAAAAATATGCTGGTGAAATTACCATTTCGGCGGAGTCTTCAGAGAACCAGTAATTCTTCCCGGTAGCTTTCCTTTGTAGGTTATCCACACATTCTGCGCCTCTAAAATTATGGGGCGCTTTTCCGGCGACAGCTCATCCCCTTCACATAACCCGGCAGCAACATCCAGGAAGACCTGTCTGATGCTCCTTCTGGCTGCTGCCTCATAAAACTCCAGCGCGGCACCTTCAACACGGTCCAGCGAGATGTCCAGGTCAAAAATTTCACCGTCAAAGCGTTCTTTGTCCCGTAACGCTAAAGTTACCGTAACTTTATTCTCAAAATTGCGGATCCCTTTCACAATCAGTTCATATTTTTGAGTCATTGAATTACTCTCCCCGTGCAGCCTTACGCTTGTCTTCTTTAATCTTGAAATAAAGGTTTGTCAGGTACGTCAGCAGGCCAAATACCAGGCTACCCAGCACACCTATTGCTGCCCACTGTGAGGGCGTGACTTTATCGAGCAGCTGTAAAAACCAGTAGCCAGCACTGCCTGCGGAGGTGCCGTAGGCAATGCCTGTTGAAATTTTGTCCATGGATTTCAT